ATTCTTTCGAATTAGGATTAACAAAGTGTCAGACACTTGTTGTAGTGAAACAACAGTTACAATGAGTGAATTTGCGAGTAAGCGATTACTAGCCGAACTGGGTGACGACGAAAGTCCCCCGTCCAACACGATCCTGGACGCAAAAGTTGCAAGGGTCGAGTCCTTTCTCCATGGTGTCTCCATTGTTCTGAGACACCATTCCGCTCCGTTTGAGGTTGTGAAAGATCTGATCGATCAAGTCACACCTTACCTCACGGTTAGCGAAGAGGAGAAGTTCCTCAAAAGGGCGAAGTATCTGATCCTCTGGCCGATGGCTCGTTATCTGATCAATGACGAACCTCCACCCGCCGACAGTCCCTTCCATTTCACTGGAAGATTCTGGAGGTGGATGAAGCCCAGGCTTAGGCTGTTTACTAAGAGAAATACCCACTTGTGGTACTCTTTTCTACAGGCTAAGCGGGCGGCTGAGCCGGTAACTTCCGAAATTGTTCTCTCGAACTTCGTGAAGCACCGTCAACAGATGCTGGCACCCGATCCCTTACGGGAAGGTTGCGAAGATGAATTGTATGACGAGGTTATGGAACGCCTCGAACCAATTCTCCGGAAACTCCGGAAGATTCTCAAAGAAGAGTTGGAGCCGTTCTTCGAACGGCCCCAACGGGAGATTCACAAAGGCAGTGAATCGGCCAGCTGGGAATCCAGTCGTTCGACTGGAGGCCAGGCTGGACACTTGAGAAAGCTTCTTGGGGTCAAAGGACTTCGCGAGAAGGAACAACTCTTTAGATCTGCCGTGCAACATGGTTTCATTAAAGGAACCATGGGAATTCTCTTCGATCCTGTGGAAGAGATTCGCGCGCGGCCTGGAGAACTTCAGGACCTCGAAGAGGTCCTGGAAAACGAGATTAGGTCTTTTGATTCAATCAAGAGGCTTGATGCAAAAGTTGAGGCTGTACTGGAACCATTCAAGGTTCGTACAATCAGTAAGGGAGAGTCACTCCCTTACTATCTCGCAAAGCGTTTTCAGCTAGTTCTCCATGGTGCTATGAGGAAGATGAACTGCTTCCGACTTATTGGCCGACCGTTAGATCCCCCTGATCTGATGGATCTAGTGAAGCAATCTGAGTTCTATTTGAATCCCCAGCTCGAAAGTTGGTTATCGATAGATTACTCAGCTGCCACAGATGGTCTGTCCGCTGCCCTCTCATCTGGTATCATGAAGGAGTTACTTGGAAATCTTTTCTTTGTAAACCCTAATTTGTACAACATGATGTTGAGCGTGCTCGCACCTCACCGTGTATCCTACCCAACTATTGATGTAGCTTCCACCTCACTCGTCCTTCCAGACGGTGGGTGGGCTAAACAGAATAATGGGTCCGAAGTCCTTGACTTACCAGATCGGTTAGTCGAAAGACCTTCCCTGGACGCTCGGATGGAGTGTTTTGAACGCGGACGACCCTTCACCTACAGGGTGAGCCTTAAGCCGGTTGATCAGCAAAATGGTCAACTGATGGGATCAGTTCTATCCTTCCCTGTCCTGTGTCTCGCCAACCTAGGTCTGTACTTAACGGTCCGAGGACGTCTACGTCCTTGGGCCCCCCTAAAGAACTTATTAGGGTCTGTACTGGTCAACGGGGACGATATGCTCTACATTGGCTCTCAAGCGGAGTGGGAACTCCATGCTATCCTCGGGAAGAGGATTGGCCTTGAAATGTCAGTCGGCAAAGCCTACATTCATCCTAGATATGCGAATGTGAATTCCACATCTGTGGATCTAGATCTACGTAAGGGGGGAACCCCGACGGAGATTAAGTTCCTGAATGTTGGCTTACTGGTAGGTAGACATAAAGTCCTAGGAAAGGTTGGATCCGATGACGAGGTCACGAAGTCACCGGTTTCCTCCGTCATAGACGAAGTGATCCGGGGTAGCTTGCCAGGTAAGCAAGCCGACCTCTTCAAATACTACTGCAGTATGCACAGTAAAGAATTGAAGAAGGAATGTCGTGGTCGAAACCTCTTCATCCCAAAGGTCCTTGGAGGAATGGGTGTCCAGCCCATTCTGGGAATCGAGACGAATGTCTCCCCCTCTCAGCTTTACGTTGCAGAAAAGCTGATGATTGATGGTGGACTATCACCAATCATTCGACCGATGCCTAACGGATTCTTTATCCGTCGCTCCTTAAACCGTACTGCCGACCCAATCCATCTTGCCCAAGAAGGCGAAGAGATTGAGGTTCGTGCAAGAACGCTTTTCGGACCGATACAGGACGCTGTACTCTACCCTTACTGGGATATGTATCGCGAAGTCGATGAGGGACATCGAGGGAAGAGCTCATAGCACAGAGCCGACCAGTTCATGTCGTTAAACCGAGCTGATCAGCCCGAGAAAGAGAATCTCTCGGGAAGTGGGTCTTGTTGGCAGGTATTTCACCTGTGCCCAAAACGTTGGAATGTCATCCTCTGATCAAGGATTAACTCGCTCTAGGCAAGCGGGATTATGGCAAACCGTAAACACTTACGTGCTAAACAAAATGCCGAGAGACCGCTCGGAGCAGCTCCACACCAAAGCAACTGGTGGGTTTCCGCGTGACCTAATGTGCGTCACTGCGAAGAGGATGAGATAAGCTAAGCTCATCACGGGAACTAGGAGTCCAACAAGATGAACGGTCCTTCCCCCTTACAAGGGTTGGAACCATCTACAAATTGTATATAATGCCTAAACAACAAAAATCTCGTCCTAAGTCAAGCGCCGCGCTAGTTAAAGCGCCGTTGGCTCAGAACAAGTCCTCGAAGTCCCAGAACAAGTCCCCAGAGACACATCGCGAGATGGAACGCATTAGAACCGTAACTGGCTCTACTGTATTCTCCTCCGTCGCGAACATCGCTGTGAACCCGGGTTTACCTGAGTTCGCTCCATGGCTGTCTGGTCTGGCTGCAAAGTTCGATCGATATATCCTTGATCGGTTAATCGTTCGATACAAGAATCTGAAAGGAGCCAATAGTGACGGAAATGTCATTATCAGCTTCGATCCGGATACCTTGGATGCAGGCCCTACCTCGGCCGTTGAACAAACTCAAGCGTCCGTCTATGTCGACGGAGCCCCCTGGAGGATCTTCCAGATGCAAGTGCCCTGCGATCAGCAGAAGCGTTACATCCGGACCGGTCCTCTGGCCGGTGTTGATTTGAAGACCTACGACATGGGTCGTCTTTGGATCTCCACTGAAGGCTGCGCAAATACCTCTGATCATGGTTACATTGAGATTGAATACTCAATCCGACTGTTTGAAAAGCAGTCGGGAGCTTCTCTCCCAGTGAACCAGTCATTGGCTATGTACAACCTTTCGGCTAATCAAGCCCCTAGTAGTTCGGTTGTTCTGGACATTGACGAAGCAGTCGCGTTACCAAGCGCGGCTCCTCCGACAAATCTGAATGGTACGGTTACCCTACCACTCGGGAACTTCTTGGTCACCGCCCAGTTGAATTGGACAGGAGCATCGATCGGGGGCCTATCAATAAGACAGGATGGAGCGGCAACGCCGATCCCCACCATTTCTTACATGACAGGCACCAGTTCGTGCACCCTCAGCGCCTACATTAGGTCGGTTGGAGGAACTACCATCGATGTGTTTTACAC